TTGGATTTAGTCTGGGACCCCCGGCGCGTTAGCGCCAGGGGTTATTCATATGATTAACTTGTAATTTGTTTTATTTTTTTTTCTGTCCACGCTTTTTGTACCCAACCCCATTTGTGAGTTTGCTCTGGGTGGTTTATTGTTTCTATCTCTATCGGTGTTTCGAGTGGCTCGGTCCTTGGGTATAATTGCACAAATTCCTCTATATGATTTCTAATAAAATCATGCAAACAGGTCTGATCACAAAAATATTTATATGGTGTGTAATAATTCTCATAATGAGAATTATAAGGTATCTTACGCGTTCTTAAAACTTTAGAGCCCTTGACACCACGAACCCTTGTTGTTGTTTTACGTGTATGACACTCTGGTCCATGGCACCATTGATAGTCGCTCATTAGTGCCTGACTTTCCACGCAGTGTTGGCAGTTCTATATCCATGAGCGTCTAGGTCATAATAAACATAATAAGGGACACCTTTTTGTGATGTGCCATATCTGCTTTTTTCATCATGTTTACCACGTCTTGTAATGTGCTTTTTGTGCTTGTTAGCCCAATAAGTTATGTAAAATGTTTTAGTAGCCATAGTAAGCCTCTAACTGTTTGCAAGTAGGTTGCCATTCTACACATCTGTATTTTTTATATTTAGTCATATTTAATTATCCTTTCTAGTAGGGACAATATAGGATTGTCCCTACCTTGTCAATAATTAATTTAAACTATTTACTGATTGTTGTAATAGTTTTTTTGCTATTGCAATCTTCTCTGCTTTTGTTGGTTCAACTTTATCTTCTAATAAACTCGCAAGATTATCTGGTGAGTAAATTGAAAGAGCAAGACTTGAACTCTCATTTAACATTGTTTCATTTAAAACAACACCAACATTGTCAGCTAATTGTTTTGCTTGGTCAAAGGTTCTATACGATTTTAAACCTAATCTTATTTTTTGCATTTTGCCCTCAACATAACTATATATCTGTTGATGTTGTTTGATAACCTCATCTGCACTAGCAAGATACATCTTAAAAAAGTTTAATGTATTTTCATCAACTTTAAACTGTCTTGAATGACAATAAGAACTGCCGATTGTCCAAAGTTTAAAATCTTCTTCCCACTTTGCAACAGGTTTAATTTCTTGAGATTTATCTTCGTTAGATGAATTGCTAAAACCCAAATAAGTATTTACTGCACTTTCATCAGTATAATACTTTGGATTTCTTTTTGAGTAATCATCATTGATTGATAAATGATAATCTGGGTTTAAACCCTTTGCTTTCATCTCATCACGATAGTATGCTCTCGCAAAGTTTCTACCCATGTCAAATCTTACATGAACTTCATCATTTGCTTGATACTCTTTGCCCTCTTCATCAACTCTAGTGCTTGGCTTTTGGACATAAAAACAATTATCTTGATACAACTCGCCACCTGCACGATTATATTTATTAATCATGCTTCTAATTGTATCAACATCTTCCTGTGGTTGATGAAACCTTACAACCCTATCAATGGCAACTTTTGCTTTTTCCCTCATAGCGTTGTATTGTTCTTTTGCATTAATCAATTTATCTTTTACCTTATCTTCATAAAAAGATTGAAATTGGTCAGCAATCACCTTTCGCTTATCTGCGTTAAGTGTTATCTTTTTTGTAGTCATATTTTTGCCTTTCTGTTAATAATTTATTTTTACCACTTGACAATAGGATAGTCAAGTATTATATTGGATTAGTTAATTAATTGGCTTCAACCTTAATTAACGGGGACAACTTCTGGTTGTGTTTGCTTTGTACCACAATACACGCACAGCTGGAACTGATCCCAGGTTACAGAGAGAGCTTCAAGTACGGTACCAATCTCTGTGACCTGGGATCAGATAACTGGAGATATGCAGATGGTAGCACCCTGCCACAGTTAACTGATCCCTGGTCTAATTTGCTATGGCCTAGAAGCCTCGAGGATGCAGGTTGGACCTGGGATCAGTTGCGATAAAGGAAAGCTGGATAAGTAGCGTTTAGCGAACCGCGCCAGCTCTGGTCCACAGAAAGAAATTATGAAGAGAATTAAACACAATGATTTAACACACTATTTTTTGCGGGACCATCGCGAGCTGCCGGCTGGTTATCTGCGCAGCTGTAAAAAGTTTTTTAAAAACTTCAAGCAACAGGCGGCAAGCCACAAGCTACAAGCAGCAAGCGTCAAGCTGGTTGACAAATAAAGAATAAAGGATTATATAGGATACATGGACACTAAGAAAGCATTACAAATTATCGGAGGCAGCCTGAGCAAACCGTCAAAGATGCCGGGCTGGTCGATTGGTTTACCTGCCAAAGAATGCAAGACTGGCGGCAAGCTTCAAGCGGTCCCTGGCTCAGTGTGTTATGACTGTTATGCATTAAAAGGTTGTTATGTCTTCAAGGTTGTTCAGGATGCACAGTACCGGAGGCTGGCAGCCATTAAGAGACCGGACTGGGTCCAGGCAATGGCACATTTAATAAATTCAAAAAAGCCCGATGTATTTCGCTGGCATGATAGCGGCGACGTGCAGGACCTGGAGCACCTTCAAAAGATTTATAAAGTCTGTGAGCTCACGCCAGCAAAGCGTCATTGGATGCCAACACGTGAAGCATGGATTAAGGACCATCTAACAGACAAACCAGACAATTTAGTCATACGATTCAGCGCGCCCATGGTAGACCAGCGGGCGCCTCAGTCGTGGCCTAACAGTTCAGAGGTAGTAACTTCAGGGGCTAACTGTCCAAGCGCTAAGCAAGGCAATAAATGTTTAGATTGTCGGGCATGCTGGGATGCCTCAATTAAAACAATTTCATATGGCATACATTAAAACAAAATTCCCGCGTGGAATACTGGATCAGGTCATTAGCGAGACTACGGCGACG